TTACTATCCAGTAATTCATCTTTAGTTTGCCATGTGGACAGACTGCATTCATTAGTGTCTATCCAAATGACATTGACCATAGGAGGAATGGGCATTATTTTTTCTTCTTTTTCTTTTTCTTCTTAGGGAAACCAGCTTTCATATTCTTATAAGCTTTATCGCTAATAGTGCTGTTTTTCTTTGAACGAGATGTCCCTGCTTTTTTTCGTTTATTAATATTTTCGTAAAGAGACATTATTTTTTAGCCTTTTTTTTAGTTTTTTTCTTAATTTTCTTTTTGTCTTTGTTTAATTGTTTCAATCCTTTTTCAGTATAAGGATATTTTTTTCCCATATATGATGGCATAGTTTACTCCTTTAACAATTCCACGCCCTACGAGACCAATAGTTTGCAGATAGTTTATTGTTTTTACCTTTGATCCCACCTGATCTCGCACAATAAGATTTCTTTCGTGCTGGTGAGTTTTTCTTAATGCTCATGTTAGGATCACCAAAGTTTATCTTTTTAACTTTGTCTCCGTCTTTTACGAACACCTTGAATTTTTTGACATCGCCTTTTATAGGCTTATTTAATGGTACTGTTCTACCCTGATAAGTTGCCATCTAGTTCTACCTTTTCTTGTTTTTCTAATTGTTCTGTAAGTGTTTGATTTTGTGAAGAAGCATATTCAGATTTTGCTTTCTGTAATGCTATGACATCATCTACTGTAATCTTTAGTTTTTCTTCTCTTAACAATGCGTTTTTATCAGCCCAGTTATCTAATCGTTCATTAAGAAATTTAATGTGTAAATCTTTTTCTTCGATATCTTTTTTAAGATCTCTGTTTTCTTTTTTTGCTTTGCGTAGTAGTGCTTCTACTTCTTTTACTGTACTCATTTTTTACCTAACACCTTACCCATTCCTCTTAAACCAAATGAACTTGCTATTGCTCCATACATGGCAAATTGAAACCACTGTGGAGTTCGTGAGAGGGCATCAAAGCCTCTTTCTGTATAAGGTTGTAATGGTGGAATGAAGCACATACCTATTATAATAATAAACAAAATAGTCCACGCTTCGTCTTTCCAAGAGTCTTTAGAACCTTTGATAGCTTCTAAGTCGTACTCTATCTCACCTTTAATCTGTTTATTTAGTAACTCTGTCTTTGCTTTAATCTCAGTGACTTTCTGTTCAGCTTTCGCCTTCTTAGTATCTACGACACCTTTAACAACTTCACCAGCTACTCCCAGCAAAGGTTTTAATAACATCTGAAACATTATATATTCCTCATGGTTTCTGCTAGTTCATTTGCCCTGTTGGGTGTTTGCTTTGCCCATCTACTGTCGAGCATTTCTGAACTAGCAGATTCATATTCACACTTATTTAAGTGGTATTGAAAGTTTTTAAACTTTAATAATCGTGGCAGTCCTAGTTGAAAAGCCATATTAATAACACAGCCAAAAGCGACAGGATCAATATTTTCTTCTTTCGTGAAAGACCTTGCATCTTTAACAGCTTGATCGAAGTCTCTTTCAAAGAATTCCATAATCTTTGCATCATCATATTCTACTCCTTCCTGTAAGTCGTCTGTAGGTAAAACTAAATGTCCAACACCAAATGTGGCGTTACCTAAATGATCTTTGTAAATTTTGCTTATCTTGCCTTCGTGTTTAATGATCTCTTCTTTTATTTCTTCGTACATTCTATTAGTTTCTCCAAGTACCATTTAGCTTTTTCTAAATCTTCAATGCCATTCTTTTGTTTATGTCTCACAACGTATTTGATAATGTTGCCTTGAAAATAATCTAGTTTAAATTCTGCTATAAAATCAGATACCTGTATCTTTGTCCCTATGTAGTAGGGGGGATTAATCTTATCTTTAGATTTTTCCATTCCACCTTCCATTATTTTCTAATGTCATTGGTATTAACTGAGGAATACCATTAAGTATTACTGCGCAACCAAGAGTAGGTCTGCGTATATTGACTCTTGAATAAGCAAAAGCCAAAGAATGTTTGTCTATTAAACAGCCTATCGTCATTCCCCACCTAAGTTTCTCAGGGGAATTCCAGTACCCTAGTCGGAAATCCGTATGATAGTGACCTTGTATAAAATTATAACCTATCGACATAGATGACTTAACAGGATCTTTATTCATGTTATGACAAAAATAATATTCGCCATACATATCTTTAATGACTAATTTATCGTGCCACCTCCACTTAGTATGATCCACACCAAGTATATCAGCATAATCTTTTATGGCTTGTTGAGGAAAGCCATGATGTTTTCTTTTTCTGTAAACAAGTGAACCATGATTACTATGCAACAGATCCATTCTTGGAAATAGTTTTTCTAATTTTTTTATTTTATATTGGGCTAGTTCTAATTCTTTAGTAGCGCTTGGTAGATCAGGATCGCTATCGTGAAAAGACAAAGCTGAGTAATCAACTTCGTCTCCAATGTTTACCACTTTAGAAAATTTATATTTTTTACTTATAGCTTTTAAAAAATGATAGCTATCAACATGACTATAAGGTTCGTGCAAATCACTTATGCACAGAATATTAGACATACAATTATCCTTTCAAATGTAGGTGGAATTGCAAGTGTTAATTATTTAAGTATTTGTAACTATTTTAGTGGTGCAAAATGTAGTGATATAAGTATCAGGTATCTGTGTTAATTCTTTAGCTAATTTAACAGAAGCCTCTCTACACTCTTGTTTAGTATTAAATGTAACATCATACATTATATTTTGTATGCAAGTTTGCTCTAATGGTATTGTTGGATTTTGCACACACAACCAAAAGATTAAAAACATTTTCATTAATTACCTATAAGGTAGTTCTCTATCCATATTATTTTTTCTTTGATGACAGCTATATCTTGTTGCATATATGATATAGAATCTGCTTTTGCTTCGACAGCTTCAAGTCTTTCACTCCACATACCCCATGTCATTGCTAATGATGCAAGGATCACTAGGTAAGGTAATACTGTTTTCATATCAAAGTTCATTTGGACCACTCAACTTTAAATTCTTGTCCTTTAGAATCACTAATACTCATGGTCTGTTTATCAGATCCCCATGTAGTAGGATTAAGTTTACTGTTTTTATGATGATAATTTTTTTGCATTAACTCAATAAGCTTTACCTCTGTCATAGTAATATCTTTAGTCTTTGCTCTTTTATGAGCATCTTCTAAAATTATATCTAGTTTTTCATTATTTAAAATTACCTGATCGCTTTGTGCAACTCTATAAAGGTCTTGATAGTTTTTTTCTTTTAACCATTTACGAAGGGTAGTCCAACTAACATCAAGTTCTTGCACACATTCCCTAGTTGTTTTACCTTCTGCAACCAGTTCCATTAATCTTGCCATAATACTTTGTTTGTATTTAGCAGGACGATTACCTTGTTTGTTTACTACTGCTTTAGTCATGGTGATTCCCTTCAGCATTAGTTTGTCTAATACTCTTTATAAATTCTCTACCTTCTATAATTTCAATATCAGCTTCTACTTTTGCACACGATATTTGAACACTATCAGACATATTTCTTTTCATTATTCGTTTTTTCTCTAAGCAATCGTTGATACCTTTCGTAATAGTATGCTCTATCATTTGCCCATTACTGAATAATAATAATGCGATTATAATTTTAGTGACCATTCTGTCTTACCTTGTCCTTTAATGATTCTATATCTGTTAATGCCTTGTCCATATCAGCTTGAAGTCTTTTAATATTGACTTTGTTGTGAGACATATTTTCTAAATCCTCACTCATGCTTTCTACTTGTCCAGCTATGAACTCCAGCAACATAAATTGTTCTTGATCGATAGGGGTTTGATCTGCGTTCTTTACAAGATCAGCTTCAAATAATGTTGCTCGTGTTTCTAAATTATTTATTCGTTCTTGGATTTTAAAGAAAGCCATTGTTCCAACTGCAATCGCAACAGAAATAGCTATAAGGTTTCGCATCGGCATTGATACCGATGTGTTGTCCGATATCTTCATTTACATATACAATCGTAATCTTCGCAACACTCACACATGATTTAGTTTTTAGGGAATTTATCTTTTGTAGATTTTATTGTGGCTTTCCAACCATCAACGCCATTGTGATATATGTCATCTAGCTGATCTGCTATAGATGGATATTCATCTGCTCTTTTTCTTTGATACTCGTTATTGTCGTAAGCAGTTTGTAACTCAGCTTTCTTTGCTGATACTTGACTCCATGTAAAATCCTGTGTGTCTTTGTAAATAGCACTGCCATTCGCATCTGCACCAGAGATATATTTTACATTGGCTTCGTACTCAGTTTGATTGCTAGGTTCACCATTGACTACTACTTGAGCGTTTGCATCAAGAGCTTTGATTGCACTTATTATATCTGTCATTGTTTTTCTCCTTTAATTCTCATTATGCCTCTATTTCCATTAGAGTAATTTGTGATGTTCCTAAATAATATGAGTTTTGGTCACCATTATTACTTGTTCTATTTATGTAAACTATTGATGAACCTTCAACTTGTCCTTGAACCTTATATGTAGTTGTAGATGTGGTTGATGGGGAGTCTAAAAATGTAAAGACTACGGAACGAATATCAGCATCACTATTTGAGTTAGAAGCTGTTGTATTAGCGTTTCTACTTCCTATTGTTCCAGTGTTTTGTAAAAGAACAGTTGAAGAACCTCTTACTAAATTAAAACCATGTCTTTGTCCTGATTGAGCACCAGAGTTCAAATTAGCAAACACTAAAACTTTACTAGATGTTGCACTAGGTGTAATTGATGCTGATAATCCTACATCTTGCAAACTATTTCCAGTTATAGAAGTTTGACCAGTATAATTAGCAGTTACAACTTGTAAAACCTTACCTGTATCAACACCACTAGGCAAAGCACTAACAGCAGAGATTGATTGATTGTTTAATTTAATAAGTGCCATGTTTACTCCGTTGGTTTCTCTGGGAACACAACAGCGTTTACTTGTTCCACTGTAGTTAATCCATTAGTAATATCTCTTAAAGACTGTCTATATGTTGTCATAGCATCAGACATGGTTACATCTGAGTTAGCAGTCCAATCTGTTTCTAGTAAAAGTAAGTTTCTTTTTCTTCTAAGTTTAGCTATAGCTTCTTCAAATGTTTCTGTTGGTATAACAAAGCTATCACCTTGCTGTATCATTCCACATACGACACTATCTGCTACTTCTACAAATCCATTTTCTTGATAAGGTTGTTTTTGTATAACAATACTATTTTCAATTTTTACCCAAACCATTATGCTACCTTCCATATATGTACATCTGTATAAATTTCAGTTAATCCATCACCAGTGGCGTGACCTAGCGATGAATGTGTTGATGTTCCAACATACTGCTCTATTGTAAAAGCCTTTGATGATGAAATTGTAAATCTTCCAGTTACAAAATATCTAGGTGTTACAGCAGTAGTTCCAGAAACTTCTCCATTCACACCGATTACTGCATTACTACTATCAGATACATTTCTTAATCTTAATCTAGTACGACCACTTGCGTAAGCTGGTGCTGACGCTTGAATATAAAATGTTCCACTAGGTAATGTAATTTGATTTGATGACAAACTTGCACCTGTAATCTCATTAGTAACTACAGTGTTTAAATCTCTTGTTTGATAACCAGACACATCTGCACCACCATTTGTACCAGAAGATTTTTGGTCTTGAACATGAAGCAAAGCACTTTCAAAAGCACCCCCACCACCACTTGCTTTAATAAGTGAGTAATCAATTCTTTTTAATGTTCCAGCATCAGATACTAAAAACTCATCTGTGTCTGCTGGTTCACTTGTTAATTCAGTTGCACCAGAAATTAAATCATCATTAATTTTAGCGTTAGTTACTGCATTATCAGAAATCTTAGCTGTAGTTACATTAGCATCAGCTATCTTAGCTGTAGTAACAGCAGTATCAGCAAGTTGAGAAGTTCCTACTGAACCACTACCTACTGTTGTTAAGGTGATTGCTCTTTCTGCAAGAATAAAATCTATAGAGTCTGAAGAAGTTAATGCTGAATCAAATACAATCGTACTACCTGATACTGTGTAGCTTGACTGAGGTTTCTGGATCACACCATTTAAACTAACTGTTAAACTCTCTGCACTACTAGGTACATACGCAACACTATTTAATAATAGGTTATATGTAGCTGTGGCACTTGCTGTAATATTATCTAATACTGCTCTGTCTGATAAGTTTGATATATCTCTACCTATGTATGCCATTATTTTAATACCTCTGTTGGAAATTCGTATGCCTGTACTTTCTCTACAGTATCTAGTCCTGTAGTAGCATCACGAAGTTGTTGTCTATAAGTTTTCATAGCATCAGACATTGTTAAATCACTACTGCTAGTCCAATCTGTTTTTGCTATTAGGTTATTTCTTTTTTCTCTAAGATTAAATAATGCTCTATCTAATGCACCATCATTCCATGCTTTTTCTTCTGCTTGTTTTAATGCTAATTCTTCAGAAGTCATATCTTCTACGACTGGTGTACCTAATCCAATAACTGTAACTTTTTTCATTATTCTTTTATCCCCCAACATTGTAAATCAACTAAACTACCATTACCTGTATTCGGGGTAAGTTGAAATCCATCAAAAGAAGTTGTGTCGTCAAATTGAACTCCTCCAAAATACATTCTTCTATTCCCAGCTTGTGTAATAGCATTATAGTGAGGTGTAGCATTTGTTAAGTAAGTTGTACTAAAAGGTGAATATACATACATAAATCCTGTAATAGCTTTTGTATCTGTAGCTTCTAAGTCATAACCTAATTGAGCGTGGTCACTATAACTATTAATGTTTGCTCCAGTGTTACCAGCGTTATCACCAAAGAGAGTATAATTTTGATACTTAGATACTGTATTTGTTGAGCCTCCAGTTCTAAATCTTAAATAACAATTATTGCCATCAGTTGCTGTTGCATACTTAAAAGTCACAAAATAATTTAAATATGCAGCACTAAAACAACCATCTAAACTATAACTTCCAGCATCTGAGGTACTAACTAAAGAACCAGTTTTAACTAATGTTGATGGTGTTCCAGTTACTGTTCCTGTAAAAGCATAAGTATCTGCAAGGTTCATACTCTCTGCTTGTATTTTAGTTATAGCCATTAGATCCCAAATGCCTCCTTAATTTCATCTACTGTTAATCCTAAGTCTTGGAGTTTTTGTTTAGCAGATGCTTTTTTGTTTTCTCTATCAGTAGCGTCTTGAGTTGATTGTAATTTTTGTGCTTTGGCTTCATCGCTATCATCAAATGTTCCATCAGATTTTTTAACCATATCTGCAAAGACAGTATCAGCTACTTCTTCCCAACCTTCTACTGGTTTGTAGGAAATAATTTTAACTATATTATTTTCTATTAATGCGTATTTCATTTTAAGCTACCTTCCATATCTGAACATCTGTATAAACTTCTGTTCTCCCATCTTCAGCAATTTCTCCAAGACTACCTGCTCGTTCAGTATAATGTCTTATTTGAAAAGTTTTTTGTGCAGAAATTGTAAACCTCCCTGTTATAAAAATTGAAGCTGAGTCATCACCAAATTGTGCACCTTGTTGAGATGTACCTAAAATTACAATACTACTATCTGCTGTGTTATATAAATGTGCTCTATTAGAAAGATTTTTAAAGGTAGGAATTGTAGCATTAATGTAATATGTACCAGTAGGGAGTGTTATTATATTTGAAGATAAACTTGCACCTGTAATTTCGTTTGTGAGTATTGTGTTTAAATCCCTTACATTATCAGTAGTAGCTGTAGCAGTTCCACCACCAGTTCCACTAGATTTCTCATCTCTAACATGAAGTAATTCACTTTCAAAAGCACCACCACCTACAGTAGCACTACCACCTAAAGAAACAGCAGAGCCATTTAAAGTAATAGATGAGTTAGCTAACATAGAGTTAGTAACAGAGCCTATAGCTGGTGCTACAGTTTCTACTGCCTTGCCTAAGAACACTGCATACATAGTATCTGAACCAGTAATTGCAGAGGATAGAGTTAGTGTTGTGCCTGATACAGTATAAGCATCATTAGGATTTTGCCTTACGTTGTTAATGAACAAAGCTAGATCTTGGGGATTTGTTACTGCATAACTTAGCGTATAGGTGTCAGTAGCAGATGTAGTAAAACTCTGTTTTTGTAGAGTTTGATATTTATCTGCTGGTGTATTTCCAATATAACTCATTATATCTCCTAAGTGCTAATTGTATCTATGTAAGAAACAACTGAATCTAAACTGGTTGCGGCTGTTGAAACTGCTGATATCTTGTCTCCTGATTGTAATACAACCTTTGCACCTCCGTCAATTAACTCAAGTGATCCACCTACAGGGATAGGTGCTGATTTAATTAAGTAATAGTTAGTAGATGATCTAACAATATAGACATCAACACTAATTGAGGAAGTACCCACATTAGCTAATCTTATACCAATTACAGTATCGTAACTGTCAACTGCGTTAAGAATATCTACTGCTGATGTACCTGTGTTTCTAACAATTTGATTTCTAAAATTCTGTGCCATTATTTACCTTTCTTTAAAGCGCAACAGCCATAGCTATTGCAAATCCTGCTGATGCTGAATTATTTATTTGTGTTTGTATTGGTGAGGTTACTCCATCGAGATAACCATATTCTGTATCAGAAACATTAGAGTTGCCACCAATCTTTGTCGCAGATATTCTGTTTACGTCTATAGTTATGTTTCCTGCTGAAGTTACAGGTGAACCTGATATACTAAACTCTGAACCTGATTGTGCTAATCCTATAGAGGTTACTGTCCCTGAATTATTAGGGGTAACTTGCGTATAAGTTATATTTGTTGAGCCAACTGAACCTGAGTTATCAGTAGTACAAAGAAAGATTTTATCATTATTTGATGAGCCTTGATTTACAACAATCATACCACCGCTTAACTCTGCAATCGTATCGTGTTCAGGATCTCTTGAAGCCGCACCACTTGAGACTGCTATATATAAACCATTCTCTGTAGCTGTAGATTGATCTTTAACTAAGACTCGATCACCAGCAACTAATGTAACACCATCTATTGTGTCACCAGCTTCTAATCCATTAGACAGATTAACATTAGCAGTTGTAGCACATTCAGCTACAGTTCTGTTTCTAAGTCCTGCTATTGCTTGATCAACATAATCTTTGTTAGCTACGTCTGAGTTGCCACTTGGAGTTGACATTCCTGTAATAGATCCGCCAGTTATAGAAACATTGTTAGAGGCTTGAGTTGATATCGAACCAAGACCAAGATTTGATCTTGCTGTAGAAGCTGATGCTAAATCGGATAAATCATTAGAAGCAGTTAATTTACCACTTAATTGAGTTTGAGCATTTGAAGATAGGGTATTAATATATTGAAACTCTGTGCTTGTTACAGATCCATCTGCAATCTTAGTAGCATCTATCCCTGAAGCAAGTTGTGAATTTGCAATCGTACCATTTAAGGCACTTGTTGGATAAGCAGTTGCGTCTGATAAATTAAAAGCAGGGGTACTATCTGTTTGACCTAAATCTAAAGATACACCACCATAAGAGACGCTATCGTTAGCTAATTCTGCATTTGCTACTCCACCATCTTTAATGGTAACAGCGCCGCTTGATACTGCAAAGTTATCAGAACTAAAAGAAGCTATACCTTTGTTTGATGTTGTAGCATCTTCACCACTAACTGTTAAAGTTTGTCCTGAAGCTACTGTATCTATGCCTTCGCCTGAAGCAATCGTAAATGTCTGTGAGTCTAAATCTACTGATCCTGTTCCACTTGCACCTGCAAAATCTAAATCTTCTGCTGTTAATTGGGCAGTTACATAAGCCTTGATTGATTGCTGAGAAGCAACCGCAGTCGCACTGTCTGATGACATATCATCTTCATCTTTAAATGCAGTACCGCTAATACCTGTGTTAAGAACAGGGCTTGTTAATGTTTTATTCGTAAGAGTTTCAGATCCAGCTAATGTAGCAAAATCATTATCTGAAAGAGCAGTATTAAACTGTGCAGTTGTTCCAGTTAAAGTATTGTTAGCAAGGTTAATTGTTTTACCTGTAATGGTTGCAGTACCACCATCAACATAAGCTTTTACAGATTGCTGAGAAGGGGGAATGATAGCTGAGTTACTAGACATATCATCTTCGTCAACAACTGGGATAGCATATCCTGTGTAAGTAGAACCTACATAAACATCTACAGTAGTATCACCTGAATTGATAGATCCACTATCTAAAGTAAATGTAAGAGTAGTATTTGGTGATGAAAAGCTAGATGTTGCTATCTTGCCAAAGATTGTTCCTGTGTTAGATCCAACAATTTTTACTCTACGACCAACATGATGTGTTGATGTAATGTCTGCCGCTACTGTAACGGAAGTTGTACTGGCTCTTGTAAATGTTGTTGTTCCATCACCATCACCAAGTATAAACCATTCTTTGTCGTTCCATACTGATCTTGTGTCTGATAAAATACTTCTCTGTGCATTATTCACATCAGATGGACTCATGCCCTCTGAAATATTGATTCCGTTGACTGATGTATTGCTATTAGCTGTTGTGCTATAATTTGATACTGTCATTTTTATTGCTCCTTAAAATGGTTCTACTTTTATTTCTTCGATAAGTTTTACAAATTCTTCTGCTAAGATATTTCTTTGTATAATAATATCATTGTTAATATGTTGCTTTAAAGCACCTATGTCGTTGTATATTCCTATGTCTTTTAAATTTTGTATGTAGTTATCTACATTAACTCCTTTTTGTTCTGCTACTATTTCTGCAAAAGATTGAACTACAGTTAGCTTGTTTGTTTTTTTAATATTTTTAATTAATGAGTTTGCTTCTACGAATTGTTGTCTAACTTTATTAGCTGAAGCATCTAAACCAGCTTCTAAAGCTTTTTGATCTTCATTAAGATAAATATCAAGTAATTCTTCATTATCATTCAAACCATAATCTCTAGCTAAATGAGCGGCTGATTGATCGGCTTTAGCAAAATCTGAAATTAACTCATAAGTTTTAGAAAGACTTTCAGGTTGTCTATTTATAATATCTCTAAAATATTTACCTATAACAGGATATTGATTTATTGATAAATCTTCTGCTTCATCAAAAAATATTTTATCTGATATTAGTAATCCGTAATTACCAAAGGTATGAAGTATTCCTTTGACATAATTGTCAATCATAGGTGCAGAAAATGTTGAAACATTTATACCAAACTTTTTGTATAAATATTGCGATACCGCCTTTGATGTTTCAGAGGCAGTTGTAGATCCCTGTAAAAAAGATTCTAATGTCTTTTCTTCGTAAGGATCTATAATTGGTTTGTTTGTAAATGTATTTTTATTTACAATGTTCTCATAGATAGGAGTAAGTATAGGAAAAGTAGGTTCAAATCTTACATTAGCAAGAAGTATTTTTGTCATGTGCCATGCTTCTTTGGCATCTAATGTCCCATTCAGCATTCCTATTACCCATCTTTCAGCAACACTATTAATAGACCCTACTTCCCACGGCTTAGGTAATCTGTGATGTGTGTAAAGAGGATTGGTATTACCTGTTGCAGGATCATATCCTATAGCTTCTGCTGAACTTTGTGGATTAGGTATTTCTCCTGTCTCTGCATAGTATTCACCCCAAGCACCATCAAAGGTGGGAATGAAAAAATGCCAATGTCCGTCTTTGTCCCAATCTTGTAATTCTCTATATAAAGGATTATCCTGATTTAAAGCGGCTAATCCCATAGAAGCACTTGCCATACCAACAACTTTAGCTTGTACTCTTTTTTTATGTTTATCAAAAAAACCTGCTCTGTAAATTCTATCCATACCAAGTTTTGCGGCTCTTAAAAATAAAACAGTATTTTCCATTTGTTCTAAGAACTTACCAAACTGTGTTTCATACGCACCCCTTGTGCCAAAATCTACAGTAATTTCTTTAGCACCGACAATTTGTTCGGTCATAGATTTACCTTGTTTTTTTAATAATCTTTTTTCACCAAGCCTTGAAGCCATTTCTATAGAATCACCTATAGTTTCTAAAAATCTAAAAAATTTTCTTGGTGTGTTTAAAACAAGACTAGGAGTAATGCCTTTACTATTATAAAAATCATCTAATTTTCTTTTAACATTAGTTTCACTTGCATATATGCTAGATCTTCCACCACCATTATTTATGAACTCTTTGTAATTTTGGTCTCGCCTAATTCTTGAAATTAAACCTATTACAAAATCTTTGACTAGAATATATCCTGCTTTACTTGTAACCCAAGATAACATTGTATCTTTTAAAGCATTATTTGTTAAAAAATCTAAAGCAAGAGTAATTAAATTTTGTGACAATACTCTAACAGGGCTAATATAGCTTTTAACAATACCTTCACTTATAGCTTTAGGTTTAAGATTATTTAATGCTGTAAATAACAAACCATCACGAACTTCATAATATTCTGTTTTGCCATTTCTTCTAACTGGCATATACATTTTACCATCTGCTCTTTTTGGTTTTTTCTCAGGTATTAAAACTTCTATTAAAGATCCAGCTTGATTACCTGCTTGTCGTAACATATTTTTAGCAGTACCAATATCTCTAGATGGCATACCCATCATATTTAATCTATCTTCTAATTCTCTAGTTAAAGTATTTATAATATCTTTAGTAACAGCTTTTGACTTAACAGCACGAGGAGGCTCTTTTGCAATATGAATAAACCTACCTGTTCCTAGATATCTTTCTTTTGAAAAGAAATCTAACATTTCTAACTTGTATCTATTTTGTATAGAAGCTTCTATTAATGCTGAAGCATTGTTTATAATATTGCTTAAAACAGGTCTTAGATTGTCTCGCCCACCTGTTAGCATTTTAATACCACTAAACTGAGGAGAAATATTAGAAGATGTTATTGATTCTCCAAAGCTTTTAGTTTCTCTTTTAAATGGAATATAATCTATTCTATTCCATCTTGCTCTTTCTACTTTAGTAAAAAGCTTTCCATAGTTTTGAGCAAAATCAGCAATGCCTTTTTGCCAAGTCTGTAAATCATCAAACACTTTTACAAACAATGGTGTTTCTAATTCCAACCCTGCTTTTATTTGGTCTAGTTTAAATAAATTTTCTCTACCTTGTCTGTAAGTTTCTTTTGCAGATCTTGATACCGCATATAATGTAAAATTATCAATCTCTTTAGCTACAGGTGTTAATACTTCAACTAAACCTTTACCTTGAAATTCAAATATAAATTGTTTTGGCTCTCCTATTTTTGTTCTAGGATCTATCTTAGCAACAGGGATTCCTTTTTCAATTATGCCTTGAGTAAGAAACAATCCCCCTCTATCTTTTTTAGCAATATCGTAAAGGATATCTCCAAAACCTAAATCTTTACCTGCTCTTTTTAATCCATATAAAGCATCAACCATATCAGCATAATAACGCTCTCTAGTTTTAGATACGCCTTTATTAATATCTTTTGTAAATCCTATATTAGATTGTAATCTAGCAAGTGATCCTTGATTCCAATATGATGAGAATTCTTTTTGTGCGTTTAATAATGCTTTGTCAAGGTTGACTAACTTCCCCCCAACATAAGTAGAAAACTCACCTTTCTTTAAATTACTGTCAAACCATTGATAAAAATTAGGTGCGTATTTTTGCACCATTTCAGGTTTGTTTAAATACAAACGTATAAACTCAGCAAACCCTTCAGCATTACTAAACTTATCATAAGATATTGCTTTTAACTCTTTATCAAAAATTAAATTTTCTCTATAGTTTTTTGTAAT